TGGGCCTTTAACTTAGCTGCCGGGTCTATGGCTGTCGCTTCCCTTAACTTCCACTGCCTGATTCCGCGCTCAAGCTCTCTTTGTCGCTGCTGGGCCTTGTAGACTATTTCGCCGGCTTTTTCTTTGCCATGTTCATCAATTAATTTCTGGTGTTCCGGATCTACTCTCATTTCCGGTATTGGCTGACCCTCGCGCCATGGAGCTACTCCATGAATGCAATTATGCACCACAAACCCTTTGGCAATGTAGCTTTCGTCAACTTCCACAGATATGTTATAGAGAGGGTAAACCCTTTTAGGCTCCTGAATCTCTACTTTTGTTACCTTTACATCGCTGAAGATATAATCATCATCATGATTAGCTAAAACCCTTATGACTTCATCACCGCAAGCCTTAAGATCTCCATTAATCTGGTTGTCTGTAAATCTTAATACAGTATAGCCTTGGCTTTCTATATGTGCCTGCCTTGCTTCGTCCTTCGCTTTATCTTTATGCCAATAAGATCCATCACACTCTATTGCAACCTTCTTGCCTCGGATAGCGAAGTCTACAAAATAATAACGCTGCCTCCCCTTTTTATCCCTGTCTTTTGGCACCGGGTGTTGGCAGGCTATATCTAATTTCAACTTTTCCTTTAGATACCAACCAACTTTTTCCTCAAGCCACGTTTTGCCGTAATTCTTCCGGCCAAGTGATTGTTGTGCTTTGATGTGGTTAATTGGTTTTTGGAACGGGTGTGTCCCATCTATAACCATTTCCCGTGTTTTATTATGCGCTGCCCTGGTTATCGCTACGCGATCTAATAAGCCTTCGGAGTAAAGACGCTTCATCCTTTTACTTGCTATTTTCCCCAACTTAGCCCAATATTCCGGCTTATCTCTTTTTTTGATGACTATTTTATTAGCACATTTATCACTGCAGGTTTGTCTGTAGAGTGGGGATGGCTGTCCACAGTTTTCGCAAGGGCGACACAACATATTTACCTTATCGCCGACTTTCACGTCTTTGGCTGGTGTCCACTCTCCATTTACTAATAATGGGTGTTCCTCTGTTATTGTGAGCCTATTTTCCCTCTTCCGGTCTCCATTATTGACCTCAATGCGCACTATCTTGGGGCTACCTTGGTTGTGGTGCAATTTAGTAACCTTTCGGTATTTGCCATTATGAGATAGGACTAAATCACCGACAACTATTTCCCCTATCTGCTTCCACCCTTTACTAGTCATAATAGGCACTTGCTTGTCTACAAAACAGTTCGGGTGGAATAATTTTGCATTTATCGCATCCTGCAAACTCGGATACTTGGTATTCTGGCCGCTTTGACTGACCACCCGGCCCTGCCAGGGTTCGCACAATGCGCAGGTTCCGAAGTGTGCGCTGATTAACAGCAAGTCAAACCCGTGCTGGCTGTAATGGTTGATATTGGCCTGAATTGCCGCGTTACCGCTCATCGTCCGGCCTACCATGTCAGCGTAACTTGTAACCGGAACTTTCCTGCCGTCTGAATAAGTGATCGCTGTTACACCCTGTTTGGCAAAGTCATCGAGCAGTTTCTGGGATATTGTCTGCCGGGTTAAGATTTCACTTTCTTTAAATACCGCGCTCCCGGCTGTTATGGCTGCCTGCCTGAACTGATCATCTGCCACTCTTAGTATCTGCAGGTCAGTCTTGCCTAAAGTATTCGCAGCGGCTGCCTGGAATAGTCCTGTAACTGATTCATGTGTAGCCACTGCTTATGCCCTCCTTAAAACGGCGGCGCACTTCCGACAAAAGGCACTGTCTCACTGACGCCTTCAGTCGGTTCCGGTATTCTTATCCCGGCCTTCCTGAGCTCGCTTATCTCGGCCATAGCGTTTTTAAGCCCTTCCTGGTAGGCTGCCGGTAAATGTTTATCCACCCACTCCTGCCGGGCCTTACTCCACTTTTTAACAGCCTTGATTACTTTTAAGAAATATTCCCGGCGATAATCGTCAATCTTGTCCGGGTTTTTTATTAGCTTAACGTAGAGCTCGCGGATAGCTTCGGCCATTGTAATGGTCAACTCTTCAGCAGCCTCAGCCAAGGGTCTGGCATGATGATCATATTTGCTTGTATCGGCCATTAATGCACCGCCTCTTTTTGCCTCTCTTCTACTGCTTCCCACATCCGGTTTTTGGTGATATGGATAAAGTTATTGCCTTCCATGATCTGCCTTGCCGCCCTGTCGAGCTGCTGGGAATCTTTTACCTTTACCGCCTGCGTGGCGATATCTACACCCCTTAAGTAAGACTTTATCGCCTGGGCCAGAAAACTATCCGCGTCTTCATACATTGACGGCACCACAAAACCCTGGTGTTTCCTCTGCAGTTTACGCAAAACCTCTTTTAAGCTGGAGTAATCGCGATCACTGCTCTTTGAGATATCCTCAAATAAAGCCAGGGCCCCGGCAATCTCCTGGGACAGCTCCACCAGGTCTTTTCGGTAATCCTGTTCAAGCGTTGTTTCCCATTCGTAAGCCTGAAATCCCTCCATGATACTCCCTCCTATTTGTTGTCAGGTTCAAACGGGTTATCTGCGTACCCAAAACCCTGTTCCTTGCGAATCCTTATCACTTCTTCCTCGATCTCTTTTTCACCCCAGTCAGGATGCATCAACTTCACTTTAATTAAAGTACTGGCTGCCTTGGCTGTATCTAATAGCTGAATAACCTCGGCCTTTTCCTTGTCATCCTGGATGATCGAATCCTGGGGAACAATCGTCACGTCTTCCGGTGTGTATTTACCACCCTTTTTAATACTGTCAAACATTTGCATCTGTTCAAACAACCTGGTTAATTCGGGAATCCAGTATCTTTCTTTTTTCTGCCGGGTTAAAAGAGACTTCCTTTCCCGGATCCTTAAAGCTGTACCTGAATCTCTTTGCTGACCATACTCTACAAGACCGAATGTCTGGGGCGCATAACCACACATGCCGATTATTTGCCGCATCAGTTGATCGCAGGTCTTCATATGATCTTCTGTCCGGATATCAAACTGAACATCCTTGATTGGTTCATACTTGCCCTCACTGCCAAGCCTGGCTGCGTCCATGTTCAGCTTGACGAATATCCTTTGCAGTTTGTTGAATTTGCCTGATTCAAGCAAGTTCTCATCAACAAGGAGCTGGGCCAGGCCAAGCTCGATATCTCTCATCCAGGAAGACCAGACGAAATCAAGCGAGTCCATCAGTCCGATACAGGCCCGGTAATCACCTTCCCCTATAGCTGAGCCGGGAAACATTCTGTTCGGCCTCATATTCGGGATATAAATACAGCCCAGGGCAGGCATGGCCAAGACCTCATCGACTAAACCAAGCTGCTCAACTTCAGAAATACTGTTCAGCTCAACCTCTCTGCCGAGCTTATCTACAGCGCCCTTGTATAACTTATAGGTTATATTTAGCTGACCGTTTACTACCTCACGCTTTTCAAACAGTCTCCACTGGGCTCCGGCGCTATCTTCTTTGACTACCCGGTGGAATAAAACCGAATAGAGCCTCCCTGATCTGAATTCCGGGAAAGCATTGGCCGGTGTCCTGATCGTTAACAGGGGATGTTCCGATAAATTCTTATCATAATCAAGCTTTAAGAATAGCCCGGACAGGGCAGCAGACATCTCTGCACCCTCCAGAAGCAGGTTGATGAAACCGCTATCTTCAATAAACCCCTGAATTCTTTTGCCTATTTTGCTGTCTTTGTTAAACTGGATATCAGGTGTTTCACTGAAAAGTAAGTTCGCGCTCATGGAAGCAATGTCCCCGGCCAGGGGAAGGTGGACTGCCTCGCGGCGCTCACCAGTTTCCAGCATGGACCAGTAGTAACCCATCTGAGTGTCGGGAAAACTCTTTGCATAATATTTAAGCAGCCGGTCCGCATCGCCTGAATACCAGACCGCCAGTTCATCGAAAATATTATAATAAGGCTTCCAGTCTTCAGGTGGCCAGTTATTGTTTTTCGGGTTACCAAAGATCATAGATTAACCTCCAATGCTAACTGCTTGTATTACGCTATATTCTGAGGAAGCAATCCAGGTTTTAACTTTTCCTCGTTCTCAGTCTTAACCCATTTTGCCCACACTGCCCGATTGGTCAGTATTCCGTATCTAAGAGCATCCGGCCCGTGGTCATTTGCTTTTAGTGGTTTATCTTCTCCACGCTCCTGAGCCTTTTCATCCCAGACATAATCCTGCATTTCCTCAATCAAGCCCTGGCAGTGTTCCTGGCAGATATAAAGACGGCCCATACTTAAAAGCGTTGACACTGCCCTTACTCCATCAATAACAGCATTATTAGCCTTGATAACGTGTTTAACTCCGTCCCTGGCTAACTGCAGGCCAAATGAAACTGCGCTTGGGTCTATGAATGTATAGCGAGCCGTTATGTTATGATTATTCAACCAGGCAATGTAAGCCTGGGAGTATTCCTTATCTGTTTTTTGCCGGCCTTCTTTACGGCTGTCCCAGCGCCACTCATCAACTACATAAATGCTTTGGTCGGAACCAACCCCGAATAACAGGTAAACAGTAGGGTTGGTGGTTCCATAGTCAACTCCTACCCAGTGCTGAGTAATGTGCGGTATTTTGGATCCGCTGATCGTGTGAATCTCTTCGTTGAACATATCGTAAATGAGACCCTCAGCCATAACCCAGAGGCCCTTGATATAGCGCTGGTAAAATACCCCGGTGAACATTCTCCGATAACGCTCTTTTACCTTATCGACTAAAGTAAGATTGTCTTCCATCGTGAAGTGAAGGTATAAGATCCGCTTCTCTTCGGCCTTGTCAATATATTCCTTTTTAAACCAGTGTTTCGGGCCCAGCGGGTTACAGTTGGCGAATATCTTGGCCCCGTCTACTGAACAGCGGCCAATCATCTGCTCAACAAAGCTCTGGGGGAATAAGGCTATCTCATCTGCGTATGCCCCGGCTGCTGTTAACCCCTGAATCTTATCCTGGGCTAATTCATTGTTCGCCCCAAAGATGTAATATATATTAGAGCCTATCTCAACTCTTGGCTCATCGGTTGTGCGAATATACCTGTATGCTATCCCCTTGGCCGTTAATATCTTAAAAAGCGGGTTTAAAACATTTCGCTTAAGAGCTCCCATTGTTTTGCCGGCCAAGATAAACGTTTCGTGTTCAAAGGTAGACAGCGACCACATGGTAAAGCTGATTAATTCAGATACTGTCTTACCGGACCTAATCGCCCCGTCACAGATAATCATGTCTTTATTTGCGTGAGGGCTTCCCGGTAACCACCAGGTTAACGTTTTTTTCTGCTTTAAAGAGAATGACTGGAATACAAAAGGTTGTGCCGCTGCATTACTTTTCATCCTTCCAGGCTTCCTTTGCCGCCGGTCCTAAAGCGTTAATAAAGTTCTCGATGCTCTCTCTTGTTTTTGCCTTGTCTCCTTCTGGGTCAATCGCTTCCAGCTTTCTCTTTTCAAGTTCAAGTTTTTCTTCTTCAATTTTGCGCTTCCATCTATCGGGAAGCAGGTCAAAGTAAAGCTCCATCTTCTCCAGCGCCTTCATTTTGTCGGCAAACTTTATTTTTATTCCTTCACGCCCCTGGGATACTTCAGTAATAATTGAGCCGTCAAGATCAGCACTTTCGCGGAGACTAACATAGCTCTTCTCCATGGTGAGCGGCTCTCCGGTTTCAGGATCTTTCAACATCTTGCCTTCCCTGAAAATAGGCACTTCTTTCTGCCCGAATTCAACGTATTCACCTATGTTACTAAAAGCTATTTTTGCATACTCCCTCAGAACATCTTGCGCATCAAAATGTAAGTCTTCAATGAGCGAACCTTTAAGCCTGCGGATCTCAGCCGCTACTGCTGGTTTCCTCAAGTTTTCAGAGCCGATTGCATGAGCGCTGTCGCTACTATACCCTGCTTTCATTGCTGACAGGGTTGCATTGTAATTTTTTACATAATATAGGCAAAATAGGCGCTGCTTCTCTGTCAGCTTTATTTCGTCTGCCGTCTCTGTAGGAGGGCTTTCTTTCTTTTTTCCACCCTTACTTTTACCCCGGTGCAACCAACTCCTGATTGTTCCGGCTGGAATACCTGTTTCCCGGGAGGCTTTCTTTGCGCCGGCTTTTTCTGCTATGGCAATGGCTTCTTTTATTTTGTCTTCCGGGTATTTTATTTTAGGCATGGTTTACTCCTATCCAAAACCAAGCTTGATAATCTTTCCTGGTGTGTTCATCTTGTTCTCCAGTTTTATTTTGGTGGTGCACCGTTAAATGCACCGAGGGCACCCTGGGATTTAGGGTACCCTCGTATCAAGAAAGGAGGTCTGAAACCTGTTTGATAGTTACTACTTTATAGTATAATTCATGTTTTAGTGACTTTAGTCTCAAATATGTCTCAACTTACAAGCTTTTAATTAGCCCCATATACCGGGCTATTTTATTGATCACTACCTGCCTAAATCGAAAATATGTTGCCCGGCTCATACACGCTCCGATATCGCTTAGGGCCATCATGGTCTGGGTATGCGACTTATTCTTATCATACCGCAGCCAGATAAACTGTAATTCGTCCTTTTCC